GCGTATTCGCGGGCAGCCGTCGGGCGGTTCCGCGAAGCTGTGGAGCAGCGGGTCGCGGCGTGGAACCGGGTTCGCGCTAGCCTCACCACTGAGCGGCATCGCCGCCAGGGTGGGGCTAAGGGTCTTTAGCCAGGTGGGCCGAGTGAACGCCTATGGCTTGTTGGAGTGCGATTCAGTTGATGTGGAGTCCCTCCCCTACGGTGTGTACGACTTGCCCAGTTTCGGGTGTGTCACGACGTGTTTCGGGTGTGGTGATGAAACAAATCTTGACCCCGGACATCGGCTCATTAGTCGCGCCAAGCTCTGTTGTGACGAGCGAGAGGTTGGCGCGACTATTGTGAGCCCGGTTTGTCGGCTCCCGTGGGTGTGTAGGAAGTGCTCCCACAATTTGCATAACGCGCTCTGCAATCGCCATGGCGTTCGCCAGCCCCCAGTCACCTACGACTTTGCCCCCGCGCACAGAGCCATCGAGGCGCTTTTGCCCCGTGTGATGATGGAGTATGGATCTCAGTTTGTGCATTGGCAGCATGAGTGGATAAGTAAGTGGCCTAGGTGCAAGCGGGCCCTTATTGAGCGGTCGGTTCGAGACGACCCCCTCATGCCCAATGTCGTCTTGTGTATGGTGAAACGTGAGCACGCACACAAGCGGCCTCGGCCGCGTAATATTCAGTATTACTACAATCTGCACACGCAAGCCTACTTGGGACCTGAGTTCTACTCTCTTCAGAAAGCATGGGGGCAGGTGCTCTCTATGGAAGAAGAGTGCGTTGTGGATAGCATTTGGTTGACTGCTGCTAGTGGCATGACCTCGGTAGGCTTGGGTGAGTGGATGACGCGTGTCCATACCAGGTTTGCCAATCCCCGGTTTTACGAGAGTGATGGGAAAAACTGGGACAGTTGTATGTCGTCTGAGCACTTCGCATTGCGACGCCTAGCTTATTCACGAATGCCCCTTGAGTTCCGCAATTTTGTTGAACGTGGAATCAAGGTCCGGGGTGTGGCCCGGACTAAGACCTCTCGCATGGTGTATTCACTCAACGGTACTAACAAGTCCGGACATAACGACACCTACCTGTTCAACGTCA